TTAGTCTAGTGGCACATCGAGCAATACCGCAATGGTAGAGAAATTATCGCGGTGTTCCATCAGTTCACATCGGAGCCGAGTCATATCTTCTTGACTCATTATCTCCCCACCACCTTTTAAAACTAACTTGCCGTCTACCTCACGTAACATCACGTGAGCCAACTTATTTCGACGCGGCACGACGTCCTCTCGATATTTTTTACCCTGATCCAAATACATACTTTCAGTTTCCGCTGTCCACCCTTCGCTAAGATGGGTGATCAGGCAGTCTAATCGATCTGCAGCTGAAAACAGGTGCTTCAGTTTCAGGGCTGCTTGCAGAGTATTCTTGCTGGCGGCTTTTTCTAGCTCCCCTTCGTATTTTTTTAGCTTTTCTCGCAGCTGATTTTGAATCGTTTGAAGAAATTTTTGCTGTTGCTCCGCGCCCAACTTACTATAGATAACGCTGAGACTTTCCTCGACCATGAAATCAATATCACTGGTAGCCGACATAACAATCCCACGCATATGATCAAGGTCTAATACTTTGCGCAGCATATTATTAATTACCGCAAAAGCATCAGTCGTCAATGTGAGCCGCGTGGAAAAATGAATACCATCAACTTTTTTTTCGTAAGCGAGCTGACGGAGTTTTGCAGTGTCAGTTGCCGAATAAAAAACGATATCTTTGAATGGAAAGTGTCGACGAATGGTTTGTAGTGCATCTTCCCCCCCGCTTCCGCTTCCTAAATCGAAGTCCACCAAAACCAGATCGATTAAGTCATTATGAACATGATCAGCAATCTCCTTATTAATTTGATCAAGAGACGCTATGCTAGTTGTGACTAATCGAAAGCCTATATCTCTAAGCTTTCTTTTGAGACCTTCCTCAAAACTGGCAACATGCTTCGGTTGGTCATCTATCCACAGAATCTTAAAATCAAGTCTCATGCTGAAACCTTATTGTGATATTAACGCCGCGAGCACCTTCATTATTTTTAATAGAGATGCCCCCCCCTAATTCGTCAATAATTTGGCGAACGTGATACAAGCCAATCCCCGATCCAGATGTTCGAGAAAATCCCAACTCAAAAACTCTCTCTGGCTCTGTAATTGACGATGCTAGTCCCGTGCCATTATCAGAAACAATCAAAGAGAGTGACTTCTTATCCTTCTGCAAAAACTTAAACTTTATTTCAGTTGCATTTGCTTTCTTGGCGTTGTGCACCAGGTTATCGATGATAATCGCTACTTCCATAGGACTGAATCTCTTCGGGAAGTCAACGTTTTCTTCTTCAACCACAACCTGCATGCCATTTCCTAAAAACGGCTCTACACCATGCTTTATGTACTGGCAGATATATTGCGCGAGATCCGTTTGGATTTGATCAGATTCAAGTCGGAAATTTGCTTTCGTAGCAATTCGAGCGATTGAGAGAACCTTCTGATTTAGAAACGCGACTTGCTCTAACCGTGCCACGATATCTTCGGGAGAGAGCGTTTCAGAACGCGCCGCAGCAATGCAGTTCTCGACCTTTTGCATCAAATCTGCAGCATAAATTGTGATTTGATGATGCATATTGATGATCGTGTCCGGGTCAAGAGACGTTAGCGACGTTAAAAACAGATTACGACGACGCTCCTCCTCCAGAGACTCTTCCGCGACTCTTACAGCTTGAGCCGCTTCCCTCGCCTCAAGCTGCGCTCGCTCTTTCGCGACCCGCTCTTCTTCTGCGATGCGCTTAGCTTCTAGTTCTGCGGCTTTTAATTCAACAAATCGCCGTTCAGCTTGCTCCAGGCTAATCTGAAGATCTTTGTCATTAGTTTTTTCCGCGATCGCACGCAAGCTTTCTAGAGAACTCTCAAACATACTTGAGCGCTCATTCAAGATTCCAATTAACCGCTTGCTGTAGCTGAGCACTTCAATATCCGGGCTATCGACCAACTTCGCAACAGCATTGGCAACACGAGATCGACCAGAGTCAGTCAGTAATAATGAAAGATCTTCTGACAGCTTTTCACCGCCATCGCCCCAGGACACCGGAACCACATATTTTTCAAGCCGCTTTAAGCAGTACTCCCAGAAGCACTCCCTCATTTCACTTACGGCAGAACTTTCAATCAAGCCTTGATTTCGGCTAGAGGCTTCACGAAAGTGTTCTTCGCTACCGGTAACATCTACTCGCCCAATAACGTCGCGTGAACCAAGATAGCGTGCATAACCCTGCTGTTTTCGAGCATCGACGCCAAACCAATCGTCACTTGGCTCTCCAATTGGGAAAACCCGGAATCCGTTTCGGAAGAGAAAAACTGAGCCAAATTTGACGGAGGGCAACCCCATCCGTCTTGCAAAAGTCTGTTTTGCAGATTGATTCAGATAGTAAATTTGACAATGAAAATTTGATCCATTGAGATGCCTAAACGGATTAGGCTCCCGGATTCGATAGACCTCTTCACCACGATCGACTAAGGAAGTAACGAAGTGAGTTCCATCCTCGTCGAGGTCAACACGAATGAAGGTGGTCTTTTCACTAAGTGTGGAAAAAATAAAATTGCCAACTGGCCCGTTGACAATACTGTGCTCAAAATCTTCGGCATCTAATCGTTTTTTCAGAGAGAGATCTTTTTGCGCCTCTGCAGGAGCCTCGATTTCGATTTCAAATCCATCGACATCTTCTCCAAAAGGATTAATTAACTTTGCTAAGGATGCCTTCAGATGCAATATCTGGTCCCGGCGCCATATAAATCGAGGCTCGGAGATTTCGATGATAGTGCCAAAATCAGGTGCGACTAGTGAATCAGGTAATTCGAAGTGGGGGAAACTCTGGTATTGAACCGGAACGCTATCGAACTGCTCGTGAGCATTCTTTTCAAACAAAGCCCAATCCACCTCGATTCGATGGACAGGAGATTCGGGATCGGCTTTTGCTCTAGTTTGTACGATTAGCCGTTCACCCAAACGATCTGAAGAAAATCTGCCTATACCTTTACTGCCGGCGTAATGCTTCCGGTCTGCGATTTCATGTCGGAAATCACCTTCCTTAATGCGGTTCTCCTCCTTTTTGGCAGAATACGCAACGACCAACCATTTCTCAGTAAGATCTTCATACGTCATGCCATTGCCGTCATCGATGACGTATATCGATGTGTCAGTAAAATAAATCTTGACTTTAGTCGCCTTAGCGTCAAAAGAATTTTTGACTAGCTCAAAGATGGCCACTTCGTCGTCGGTAATCAAATCTCGTCCAATGACGCTCTTTAACCCTTTGCTTACCTCGAAGTGCAGCAGCGTATTCGTTCCCATATCCCCCACATTCAAAGAAATGATGTTTGTACACATTTTAAGCTGAACAGATGAACAATAGTTATTGCTCTAACGCTTGATTTCCAGTTACCCCCCTTCCTGCATCGCCCGCGTCAAAATGCGTCACCTTTGTTATCTGCCATGGAGACCGATGGGCCAGGTGGGACGGGGTTCGGCATATGACTCAAATCTGAGTCAAAACCGACCTATGTAGCGGGCAGGCGCGGGGTGGGGGCAACCGCGCGCGCCGACCTGAAAAGGCCCAAAAACATTGCAAAATAGCAATAAAATACCTCTCCCCTCCTCGTACTTGACCTGCCGAGGACCACCTAAGGCTCGCCAGGGCGTATTTCCCGCTGCCTGGGAACAATTCGCGCCACCACCCATCAAAGCGAGCACAACAGTGCACGCCTCGTGCGCTATCGCTAACTCTGGCGAGGAAATCATGAGTCGTCCTTTCATTACCGTTGGAGACAAGACCAGCCATGGCGGTACCGTCATCAGTGGCGACCAGTCCTTTCTGATCCGCGGCAAAGCCGTGGCGAGCATAGGTGACCTCACTACTTGCCCGCGTTGCAAAGGGACGTTCGCCATTACCACCGGCGCTGAAGACATGATCACCAATGGCAAGGCGCCGGCTCGCAACGGAGACCGAACCGCGTGCGGAGCCATCCTGATCGCAGCTCAGGCCCTCACCACTCATGCCGCGCAACAAGAGGCAGGTTCGACGGTGAACGCTGCTGCCAATCCTAGCGACCTCGCTAATTCCGTCGCTCCGCGCGAGTCAGGCATCTGCCTCAGCTGCATGGTAAATGCGGCCAAGACTGGCTCCTCCATGATCCTTAGATAATGAGCCGCCCTGATCTGTCACTGCGCTTGGCTGAGCTGCGCGTCAACAACCCCGCCCTTCGGCTGCACGCTCTGGTCGATGGACTGCTCTACCAAGAATGTCAACAAGACGTCCCCTTACTAGGGAAATCAGGGACCATGGCCGTATTAGCCGGCACCATCGACGATCACCTCTTCGACGCCGGCCCCTGGGTGATTGATTACGAGCTTGCTCCTCCACCATTACGCACAGCTGTCCTCTGCGCCGAAAAATCGATGCCGACCGCAGTAACTTGGATCATTGCGCCATTAGATATTGACGCTCTTGCAGAAATGCTGCGAGCTAGGATCAATGTGTCTTTGCCTGATGGACGAACAGCCATGCTGCGCTTCTGGGATCCGCGTACCCTGGCCGTTATCGGACGGGATCTTGATGCATCTCAGCGCCATGAATTTTTTGAAGAAATTGTCGAATGGCATTTCGCACTCGATGGTCGCCACGTTCTTATTGCCCGCTGCCATGCTGAAGCTCACTGATTCTCAGTATCAGCAATTCCTCGCTGGTGATACCCGCAACTTCATTGCTGCAGTTGCGGACCAGTTCTTGGCCAAGCGCCCAGAAATGCAAGCCAATCCTGGGCGCGCTGAAGTAATCGAACGGATGCAGAATGCATACAATGGCGGCCTGAAAATGGGCTTCACATCTACCCCACATCTTGTTTACATGATGTATATGGAAGCCGACGCCCCAGGCTTGTTCGAAGACGAGACAGTGCGCTACTACCTCACCAAGCCTACCTCCACACCAGAACAACGCCTGGATGACTTTGATGCCATTCTGAAACTAGAGATTAAACGCATGGGAGAGAAATGATGGCAGGTGTTGCATTCCGTCTTGGCACAATGGCCGTACAGAGGGCAATGCCGTACATCATGCGCGCCTTACCTCCGGTTCTCGGAGGTACGGGCGGAGTAATCGTCGGAGACGAAGTCTCTAAAGAGCTCGAAAAACGTCGAGCTGAGGCTGACGAGGCCAAAACATCACCAGTCGCCAAGGCCCAGACGCAGACGCAAACAAAGGAAAAATGCGATGACTGCCCAGCTGCAGCGGGAGTTCCAGTACCGAAGCATTTCCGAAAACACAAGGCATGGATGGATTACCAGACGCGTGTAACGGGGATGCCAGGAGGTCCGAATTTCGTGACAGATTGGAGATATAACAACGTGGAGTTTGATGGCTTTCGCGCATCTGAATGCTTATTGATGGAAGCCAAGGCCGCCTATGACCAGTTCTTTATCGCCCCCGGAACATTTCGCTACCGCTTTCAGCGATTTATCATGCTCGCTATGGAAAGAAAGGCCGCACGCCAAGCGGGGGCTGCACTACCCAGCCCACCGATACAGCTTCGCTGGTATTTTATGGAGCCGATGACATACGAATACATGCGTCCCCGCATACTTCGAGTTTCACCGAGCATTCAAGTCGTCTATCAACCCTGACCGCACAATGCATACATTTGACATAGAGATTTTTTCTCCACCTGACGACAAAATGACTTTAGAGGCACGCATGGGAAAAGTGCGGGAGTTGCTTCTGACCTTGGGCAAGTATGATTCGCTACTAATGCCTAAAGAATGGATGGTAGCTACGGGCGATCAGGATGGCTCATTTCGATACCCGGCTTTCGACGGAGATATACCATCCAGGGCGATGCTAGCTTATTACACAGAATTATTCCGAAAAGAGGGATCGGATTCTCCTCGTCTGGTGGCACTCTGGAATGGCCAATTGCAACATGGGGTGGGAGCTGATTACTCGCTGCAATTCAATAGTGGCCCAGGTCAGTGTGAAAAAATCAGCATCGGCATTGACGACATTTCCAAATGGCAGGATTGGTCAGCGATGCTTGATGTGGTGAAGACCAGTGTACGTCTATACGCGCCTCGAACACTGTTTGTTCAGCCGAACGTCTACCAGCCTGTGTTCTTCGACAAGCCAAGCGTTGGTTGGATGCTCTACTTACCCCGTACCCTATCCCACTCACAAGTCCCAGAGGCGCGACGTCTGGAACCTGTGCTAGATAATGACGGCAAGCAGTTAGGCACGGTAGTAATTAGCGTTGATGATGCAATCTTTGACGTTGGTAACTCACAGCACATGAAGATTGCTAATGATATCGAGATACGTCTTGCGGATCAGGATCTATTACCACGCTTTCCAACATTGCTACCTTAAACGCACACATCCTTACTAAAGGCTACTACGCCTGCTCGCTTTAAATTAAGGCTCAGGCAGGAGCTCATCGCGTGCAAATCTTGACATTGAAAAATTCGTCCTTGGCTGCGATCTCGGAGAGAGCATACCAGCCACGATCTTAGTGCGCAGCAGACGAACTAAGTCTCGCAATTACCGCTTCACACATGCTGATCCCTTGCGCAAGTAAAACAGCTTCCGCACGGTACACACCAGCAAGATTTTTCTTTGAAAAAACCTCATTGTCACTTCGCAGAACGGAGATGCTGTTCATCTGCCATCCATCTGAATGATGCGAATATTTCAGCTTGTAGTTAAACTCACCAGTACTATTGGCAGTTTGGTAGGTAGACATAAAATCCTTATCAAATTAGTGGTGAAGATGCGCTGATAGAGATGCCAGGAGTATTGTTTTTATCTTCATCCTGGTGACTCGTAAAGCTTCTTCTCAGCATCAGTCAATTGCATCCCAGCTCCGCTATATCGGGATTACCGGTGTGACGGAAGTGGAATCGACACTAGCTTTGGTCAGTCGGACGTTTCACCAACGCGAGGTGCTTATTGTCGGAAGCTTTATCTTGGAGCTCTTGAGCATCGCTCTGCTGTTGCGCTTGCGAACGATTACTTCCGATAGCGTTGTCTTGTTGACGTTGCCGATGATCAGCAGCTCCCGCTTGTTCTTGATTAGGTATATACCCCTGCTGCTGCTGGGGATGCCCCCTTACCGGCTCGCGATTCTGTTTTTTGTCATTCTTATCAAGCGGCGGATTGGTATCTGACATATTCTTCCTCTGTAAGCGGTCTAGGATGAGCATTTTCGGAGCAGGCCGCCATGTCCGTGCTCAAAGAAATTTGAGCCAATTAGAAGCAATGGCTCGTTACCAAGCCTCCGCTCTGATCATCAATATCTACTGTTTCGACTACTCTTCCAATTTGACAGATGGGCCGCGCCGATAGCTGTTTGGGCTCCTCGGCCAACCAGCTACCTTTTCGCGGAAAGTCCGCGCCTTTGAATTCAGGTTCGAGGAACCTTTAATCTCTTCGTTTTCAAAATAACAGTCACCATGCTCTCGCCGGTGCTTCTCTATTGCTTCGGCAACTTCTTCACTGTTAAACCGACCGTTGGTATAAAGCTTCATCTCTGCCTCTGGATATGAATGATGAAAAATAGGTGAGCCCGTCAAATGCTGACTCGCTTATGATGGATTCTTTTCCAAGCGGAAGGGAAGAAGCGCTAGTCCGCCGGTCGCTAAAAGCAAGGGGATCAATATGGAACGGCACTAGAAAACCTCTTTGAGCTACTTTTATAGAGCCTGCAAGATTTTCAGTCCTCTGATAAAACGATCGGCCTCTGATCACAAACATCGTTTGTCTGGCCACGGCTACGGGCAAGATTCTCTAGAACTTCCTGAATACACTCGGCATCCTCGATCAGCCGTGAACAATTCTGATAACCAGCATCTACCGAAAGTGAAAAATTTCGGTACACAGGAGCCGCGGACGACTTCTGCAAACTATTGACTTTGCGCATTTAATTCTCCAAAGAGGAAACACTAAGGCATCTCAACGGAGGGACTCGATAAACTGAAGAGGCGACAGAGTCGGGATGAGGCAACGAAATCAAGGGAGTGCGTCGGATGGCACCTTGATCCGAAGGGGATGTGCAGACCTTACTCCTATTCCATCTCCAAGACGGATATGAGCCTCATTTATTTTTCTATCGGCGCAGCCAAGGTGATAGCGTCAATGCATGCGTCATTCCCATTTATTTTCATGCCATCGCAAAGCGAGCGGAGAAACGTGTTCAAATGGCGCAGCCTTTCAATGGGGAGCTCTCATGAAAAATAAATTTAGCGAAAATACCGCTAGCCTCAAGGAACTAACAACAACCCTGCCGATGAGCTCCAAGGCTCATGCCGAAATTGTACGAAGGAGGGTTGTCGTCCGACGCCTACTTGAAGATGCAAGAGACGACGCGAAAAGAAGACGAAGTGACCTCGACTAATTTTTTCTTGGCCGATCTTCGATTTCCTTGCGGTGCCACGGCGCTTAGAGAAGCGGTTGACCTACGCGATGCTGACGCAAAGAAACTTCAATATTAAAATGAACGGCGGATAGTGAGATGAGCTATACCGATCATCGCTGCTGCGCAGCATCAACAGTCGAGACTACTTCTTCGAATGAACAGGGTTTTACAAGCAACGCGTCAAAAAATTCCAGTGCGCCCCAAGAGTTTTTCAAGGGCGTCGCACTTAGCAGCACAATCGGTATGGAAAAAAATCGCGAGTCATTCTTGAGCAATCTGGCGAACTCTAACCCATCCATAACCGGCATCCTCAAATCTGTCAAAACAACGCTCACAGATTCATCAGACCCAATCATCAGGTCATAGGCTTCTCGACCATTCTCCGCTTCCAGTACGCGGTAGCCTTTAGTTTGAAAGACCTCTGAAAATATGGCCCGAACGTCGCGATTGTCCTCGACAATTAATAATGTACGCCCTCGATTAACTCTGTTCATGACCTCTCCCAATAATGGCCATGGGTGCCAGATTTGGACATCAGAGGGCTGAGGACAGTATGAGACAAAGTTGTCCCAAACGAATCAGAGAATTCCTGATAGGGAGAACACTATCTCCGAAAGAAGCGTAGGACTATGAGAAGGCGGCCTGTTGATAATCACATCGTGTATCAACAGGCAAGAAACGATCAGCTAAGGCCACATTTTTTGCGGGTGTTATTGACCCGGTCAAAATCATTCCGGCATTCAATATTGCAGAACAGCAGGTTGACTGCCACCTGCTCATCACAAAAATGACAGCGGCAATCCGGTTGTAGCGTCGGTGCCCGTCGCGCCGCAGCTAGGCCAGCGGCAATGGCGCCGTAGATTTTCTTGTCCGCGTTGTCTGCATGGTCGCTCATGGTTATTTGCTCTCGATAGTGGGAAGTTGATAGGGCCGGAAGCTGACGACATCGGCGCCAGCCCACTCATTCAGGGAAAGAAACTGCGCCTGCAGCGGCTCGATCTCGTTGCAGCCGAAGACGGCCGCTGCCTTGGTCACGTCGCCAAATCCGCCGGTGTTGTTGGGCATCGTCCCCAGCAACTGCGGTGGCACGCGATGCGCCGCCAGCACGTCATCGCGCGTGCAATTCTTGATGTTGAAAAATTCGTCCTTGGCCGCGATCTCGGAGACCGGCAGGATCTGCAGCCCGTCTTTCTTGCCGCCCGGCGCGTACATAAACAAGTTGCGGAAATTGCCCGGCCCCTTGCTGTTGCGCATGGCCTGGCGCAGTGCGTCCACGTCATTGACGTTGCTGACCGTGTCGGTCATGTAGAGGATGAAGCCAGCATGCGAACCGTTGAGGTAATAGCGGCGGCGGAACAGCGTGGCGGACTCGTTGAGCCAGGCCGATTGCAGCGCGCTCACGTACTGCGGCACGCCATACACTTCCTGGTTGATGTCCGGGGCTTGCAGATGCCAGACGGAGCCAGGCTCAAACTCGTAGCTCGCGCGCCAGCCGTTCACAAAGAAATACCGCCCCGGCTCGACGCCCACGCGTGTGTATTTCGCCAGCGCATGCTTCAGGCTCAGCAGCTTGCCTGTCATGCTTTCGCGGCGCTCCGCGTAGCAGTTGCCGAACAGCAGAAAATCGAGGGCCAGGCGCGTGAATTCGGCACGGCTGAGAGCGGCAGACGGCTGAAAGGTCGAGGCCAGGATATTGACCTTGCACCAGATGGCGCTGGCGTGATGGACGCTGGCATTCAAGGACTTGGCCAGGCCGACCGAGCTCAGGGGCGGCTCGTACCAATCGCCATTGCGGTAGCACTCGATATCGGCCAGCATGTCGCGGCCTTCCAGCACCGGCGATGGATCGCCAAAAGTGAAAGCCTCGACGGATGGCGCCGGCGTTGTCTCGACAGTGGCCGGCGGCGTGCTGGCGGGTGCAGCCGCGTGGCGGCGTGCTCTGTGTTTCATCAGAAGAACTCCATAGATGAGGTGTTGTTAGCGGTGGTGCCTTCGAAGGGTTCATAGTCGAGGGCATGCATGACCGACCAGGCCAAGTCGGCGTGGCCGGTTTCTTCCGAGCGGCCGGCGTCATAGGTGACGGCGCGACCGCTGGGCGTGAGAATCTTGCGAATGGCCATGAAGGACTGCGCGATGTCAGTCCAGCCAGCATCGAACTGCAGGCGGCCGCTGCGGATGATGTTTTGCGCCTTGAGCACCATGCGGGTTTTGACTTCCGGCGAATAGCTGATAGCCGTTACGCCTGGGAAGAACTGTTTCACCAAGGGATAGACGCCCACGCCCATGCCGGTCGTGTCGATACCGATGTACTGGACGTTGTAGCGGCCGCACATTTCCTTGATGAGGGCGGCTTGCTCGGCAAAGTCTTTGCCGCGCCACTGGTGGCGCTCCAGAATGCGGAAATTGCCGCCAGGGACCAGCGGTGGCGCAATCACCGAGCAGCCGGCGCTGTCGCCCGTCAGCGATGGGTCGTAGCCAATCCAGACGGGGCGATGCCCAAAGGGCCGGGCCGTGAACGGCTTGTAGTCATCCCAATCTACCCAGGAATCCACCATGCCGCGCTGCAGGTCGGCCAGCGGGAACACCGACGCGGAATCGTCGATGAAATTACACATCAGCAGGTTGTCGAACTGGTCGGGCGAGTATTCGAAATCGCGTAGCTCGTCGATGTCGAATAGATCGCATCCGCCTGCCGCCGCGTCCATGATCGTGACGATCTGCCGCCATATCTTGTCCTCGCCAGTGAAGCCGGAAGACAAACGCTTGTGGCTGACGTCGATGTTGACCTTGTCGCCCTTGGCCCGGCGCTTGTTGAATGCCTCACCGGTCCAGAATGAATAGGCCTGGTGCGTGGTGGCCGATGGCGTCGAGAAATAGGTTTTACGCCATTTCTTGTGCAGGGCCATACCGGACGCGACCTTGTTCAGCTCGGTGAAATTGTGCGTCCAGAAGAACTCGTCGAAATAGAAATTGCCGTGGTAGCCCTGGGCGGTGCGCGCGTTCGTGCCGAGGAAATACAGGTGCGCGCCATTGGGCAACACGATGGGATCGCCTGAGAGCTCCACCCCGCACGCGTCCTTTGCGAACTGGATGATGTATTGCTTGAAAACGTGGGCCTGCGACTTCGAGGCCGAGAGAAAAATCTGATTGCGCCCGGTCTGGATTGCATCAATCAAGGCCTCGCGTGCGAAATACCACGTCGCACCGATCTGGCGAGACTTCAGAATGATCCGCGTGCGCTCGCTGCCATTGCGGAACCAGACCTTTTGGTAGTCGAACAGCGAGTCGTTGAAAGCCTCGATGATGCGCTGCTGTGCCTCTTCGCTGAACTCGTTGCGCACCGGCTTTTTCTTCGGCGCGGCATTGCGATTGGCGATGTTCGGATTCAGATCGGTTTCATTGCCGCCCGGTTGCTCATAGCGGCGCACGCGCGCAGCTTGCACGAGTTGGCGCATCAGCGCGTCGAGTTCCTTGTACTCGCCGTTGCCCTTTACTTCCTTGCCGATCAGTTGCACTATGCGCGCTTCAAGGGCAATCTCTACGCGCTCCAGGCGCGAGACCTTTTCCCACTCATCGCGGTGCTTCCAGCTATTGACCGTCGTGCGCTTGATCTTCAGATGCCGCGCGATGGACGAGATGCGCCAGCCCTCGAAATACAAGCGGCGCGCAACGTGTCGTGGCTCGGCCGCCTGGTCGATGCTTTCCTTGATGTCGTGTGGAATGTCTAACATGCCGCAAGCGTAGGCGGCGCGCGCGCGTAGCGGGGAACTTGGCGAGTCGCTATCCCCCATATCAACCCTTACTCGATTGATGCATTTCGCCCATCGGCAGAAGATGACGTTATCCGATCAACCGATAACGAGCGCGAAAACTCATGGCAACCAAGAGCAAATTCTTCCGCGTCGCGACCGAGGGCGCGACCACCGACGGCCGCAGCATCAGCCGCGAGCAAATCCAGCAGATGGCCGACAACTACAACGTCAAGACCTACGGCGCCCGTGTGTGGGTGGAGCACCTGCGCAGCCTGCTGCCCGATGGCCCGTTCAAGGCGTACGGCGATGTGCTCGCGCTGAAGGCCGAGGAAGTCGATACCGACGCCGGCAAGCGCCTGGCGCTGTTCGCACAGATCGAGCCCACGCCCGCGCTGGTTGCGATGAACAAGGACCGTCAGAAAATCTATACCAGCATCGAGCTGGCCGACAAGTTCGCCGACACCAGCAGCGCCTATCTGGTTGGTCTAGCCGTGACCGACAGCCCGGCCAGCCTGGGGACCGAGATTCTGCAATTCTCGGCCTCGAACCCCAAGGCCTCGCCCTTCACCCCGCGCAAGCTGAAACCGGAGAACCTGTTCTCCGAAGGTGTGGAAACCAAAATCGAATTCGAAGACGACGGCCCGAGTGTGGCCGAGACCATCAAGCAGATTTTCAGCCGCTTCGGTGGCAGCGAGAAGAAGGCCGACGCCCAGCATGCTGACGTGGTGGCGGCCATGACCGCCGTGGCCGAGAAGGTGGGCGAGTTCGCGCAGGTCGCTACCCAGGCCGCCAAAGAGGCCGCCGATGCCGTCACCCGCCTGGAGAAGCTGGAAAAGCGTGTCGGCGACGAATCGACCGCCGCCGAACAGTTCCGCAAGACCGTCAACCTGACTGACAAGAACGACGTGCAGCGTCCGCCGGCCACCGGCGGCAGCAATAGCGGTGTCGTGCTGACCGAGTTCTGAGCCGGCCCACGCACTAACCCATTTCCGAAATTACCCTGGAGCAGAACACATGAAGAATCAGACCCGCGTTGCCTATAACGCCTACACTGCACGCCTGGCGAGCCTGAATGACGTCGCCGGCGGCGACGTTCATTCGACGTTCTCCGTTGAACCGAGCGTGCAGCAGACGCTGGAAGACAAAATGCAGGAATCCTCCGAATTCCTGGGCAGCATCAACATCATCGGCGTCGATGAGCTGGAAGGCGAAAAGATCGGCCTGGGCGTCTCGGGGCCGGTGGCCAGCCGTACCGATACGAGCGGCGACAAGCGCCGCAGCACCCGCGATGCGTCCGCCATGTCGAATCACCGCTATCGCTGCGAGAAAACCAACTTCGACACCCATATCACCTATGCCAAGCTGGACGCCTGGGCAAAGTTCAAGGATTTCCAGACCCGCGTAGCCACCGCCATCCTGAAGCGCCAGGCGCTGGACCGCATCATGATCGGCTTCAATGGCTTGAAGGTCGCGGCTGATACGAATCTGGCGCAGTATCCGCTGCTGCAGGACGTCAACAAGGGCTGGCTGCAGCAGATCCGTGAGCACTCGCCGCAGCGTGTTATGGGCCTGGTCGGACCGGATCTGCCCGGCAAGGTGGTTATCGGCTCGGGCGAAGGCGCCGACTATGCCAACCTCGACGCGGCTGTTTACGACGCTGTGACCAATCTGGACCCGTGGTATCAGGACGATACGGCCCTGGTGGTGATCGTCGGCCGCGAACTGCTGCACGACAAGTATTTCCCGATGATCAACAAGGACAACAAGCCGACCGAGGCCCTGGCCACTGACATCATCGTGAGCCAGAAACGCATCGGCGGCCTGCCGGCAGTGCGTGTGCCGAGCTTCCCGGCCAATGCCATGCTCATCACGCGCCTGGACAACCTGTCGATCTACTTCCAGAACGGCGGCCGCCGCCGTCGCGTGGTGGATGAACCGAAGGCCGACCGCATCGAGAACTATGAATCGTCGAACGACGCCTATGTGATCGAAGATGAAGGCCTGGCCGCCCTGGTGGAAAACGTGGTGCTGCAGGATGCACCCAAGGGGGCCGCCTGATGTCCCGCCTGTCCCCCGCCGCGCGCCACCGGGAACGCATGCTCGGCCAGATGGCGGCCGCCGCCGGCGAGCCCGGCGGCGTGACCACCGGCAGCGCTTATGAGCTGATGCTCATGAAGCTGCATGAGGATCGCAAGACGCTGTCCAACATCCAGTCCATCGAACGCAAGATCGAGATGAAGGCCACCATGCTGCCGGCCTATCAGCACTGGATTGACGGCGTTCTGTCGGCCGGTCGTGGCGCCCAAGACGAAGTGCTGATGCACGTGCTGGTGTGGCATATCGACGTGGGCGATTACGAACGGGCGATCCAGCTGGCGGGTTATGCGCTGGAGCACAAGTTCACCCTGCCGGATCGCTACAACCGCACCTTGCCCACCTTGCTGCAGGACGATTTCGCGGTGGCCAGCCTGGGCGGCAAGCTCAAGGAACAGCCGGCGCGCGCCGCCGACCTCCTGCAGCAGGTACTGGCCATGACCGGCAATGCCGACACGCCCGACCAGGCGCGCGCCAAAGTGCATAAGGCGCTGGGCCTGGCCCTGCTGGAGCTGGTCAATCAGGTAGACGCGGAGAGCATCACGCCCGCTTCTGCCGACCACGCCACGGCGGCGCTGCAGCACCTGAGCCGCGCCAGCGAGCTGCACCATGGCGCCGGCGTCAAGAAGGAAATCGAGCGGCTGGAGCGGCGTCTCAAGAAATACGCCGAACCACCCGCGTAAAGAGCACCCCACGGCGCAGGGCGGCCCGGGACGGATGCGGCTTAGTCCGTCTGATGTTCCGGCCACCGCCCCCTACTTTCCATGATCATGAGCTATATCGACGACGTACCGGTGATACCGGAGCCCGCCGCACCGACCGACGTGAAGCCTATTGGCAACGACGGCTTTTTCCCGGACATCAGCATGCCGGCCATGCGCGACGCAATGCGGCTGGACTCGACTGTCACCGACGCCCGACTGCGCCCGGCGCTGGTGGACGCGATTTTGTCCGTCAACCGGTTGCTGCGTGACTGGCAGGCGGGCCATCTGGCCGCCGGCATCCAGACGCTGGACGAGGTGCCTGCGCCCAGGGTGGACGGGGAAAGCCAACTCGTCGCGCATTACCGGCGCGCGGTGTACAGCTTCGCCAAGGCCGACATTTTCGAGAGCTATCGAGACTACGACACCACCGCCAGCGCGCTGACCGACACCAAGAAAATGGAATGGATGGATATCGCGCCGGACGTGCAGCGCCGCAACGGGCATTGGGCCATCAATGACATGCTCGGCCGCACGCATGCGACTGTGGAGCTGATCTGATGCAAGTGCGCAGCCAGCAAGGCGATACGCTCGACGCGCTGGTGTTTCGCTACCTGGGCGCGAGCGCCGGCTATGTCGAGCAGGCGCTTGCATTGAATCCAGCATTGGCCGTGCTCGGTGCGGTGCTGCCGACGGGAACTATCGTCACGCTACCTGCAGCGGTAGAGACACCGACCACTGCGCAGGACAGCGTCAGCCTGTGGGATTGACAACATGAATACCAAAACACTGACAAGGGGAAATCACGTCATGGCAGCAGAATCCGCGGGCGGCATCGCTGCCATTCTGAAAATCTACGGCATCAAGGCCGTGCTGGGCATGGTCGGCGCCGCGCTGCTGTATATCGTCCTGCCGCCGCGCAATGCCGACGGCAGTTTCAACGAAAAGGAATTCGTGGTGCGCCTGGCGTGCGCCGGGGCGTTCTCGATCATGTTCGGCGACCTGGCGTTTTCCGTGCTGGCGCAGAACGTCCCTGCGATAGCTGCCGTGCTCGGGCCGAAGCCGGTTGACTTGATGGTCGGTGCGCCGGCCTGGTGGGTCACGCGGGCCGTCGCCCTGTGGTTCCAGCGGCGTCAGGGCAAGGACATTGCCGAGCTGGCCCGTGATGCGAAGGATGCGCTGTGAATCCAATCGACAACCGCCGCGCTTTCCTGGGCATGCTGCGCTTTTCCGAAGGCACGTCCAATTCGCCCACCACGCGCGACCGTGGCTATGACCAGATCGTCGGCCGCACCCGCTTCACCAGCTATGCCGACCATCCACGGGTGCGGGTCTGGATTCCGCGCATTAAGAACTGGTCCACGGCGGCCGGCGGCTACCAACTGCTGATGCGCTACTACGATATCTACCGCAAGCAGTTGAGACTGACGGGATTCGGCCCGGATGTGCAAGACGCCATCGCCCTGCAGCAGATCCGCGAACGCGGCGCACTCCCTGACATTGACGCGGGCCGCGTGGCGGATGCTATCGCCAAGTGCAAGAACATCTGGGCATCGCTGCCAGGCGCTGGATATGGGCAGTTCGAGCATCGTTATGTGGACCTTGAGCAAGCGTTCGCCCGCGAGGGCGGCCAAGCCGTCGAGCTGCCCACGCTCAAGACCAGTGAAGAGCTGCACCTCGCCTTCGTCGAGGCCGGTGGAGTGCTGGCATGACGCTCACCGAATCGTGGCGCGCTCGCCTGCGCGCTGTGCTGGGCGTGGGCATGCTGGCGGCAGTGGCCGCGGCGGCCTGGGCGGTGCAAGGCTGGCGCAAGAATGCCGACATTGACCACCTGAAGGCCGAAATTGCCCTCGCCAACCAGGCGGCGGCCGACGCGCGGGCCGACCGAACCCTGCGGGTACTGGCGGCAGAGCGCGGCGCCCGCGACGAAATCCAGTCCATCAGCGACAAACTCACCAAAGAAAGGGACGACGCTCTCCATGAGAAAAACACCTTTATTACTGGCGTGCGCAGCGGCGCTATCCGCCTGTCAGTCCCTGTCATCGCTTCAGTGCCCGCCGGCGCCGGTTGCGCAGATTCCGGCGCTCTCGGCCGAGCTGGCCAGGAAGCGCGAGCCGAACTTACGCCAGCGGCAGCAGAGTTTCTTGACGACATCGCCGCAGAAGGCGATGACGCCATCCGACAAGCCAATGCCCTGATCGACGCCTACAACGCCCTGCGGAAGAACTTGAATGTACAAGCCCACGAACCTACGGGACTACCTGCGCAAGGCGATTAAGCAACTGGCGCAGAACCCGGACAAACTGCACATCTTCATTGACGAAGGCGGGGCGCGCGCTACTGGCACAGCGGGCCTGTCCTTCGAATATGACTATGTGTTGAACCTCATCTTGACCGACATCGGCCCGGATCTCGATTTGGTGTTCGTGCCGCTGCTGGCCTGGTTGCGGGTCCACCAGCACGACGCTTTCGCCAATCCGGAGAACGCCAAGAAGGCCGTACGCTTCGAAGTGGACATGAACAGCGCCGAATCCCTGGACCTGTCTATCAAGCTGTCCCTCACTGAGCGCACTATCGTCAAGCGCGAGGATGGGGGCCGGCTGCAGGTATCGCATCCGGCCGAGCTGCAGCTTACGCCGCCATTTGCCGATGCGTTCTGGCAGCTCTACAAGGGCGATACGCGGCTGGCTGAATGGGACGTTCCGGCGCTGCCATGAGTGACGATCTGCAACGTCTGGAGGAATGGGCAGCCGCCTTGATTGCGAAGGTGCAGCCGGCGCAGCGGCGCCAGCTCGTGCGCCAGGTCGCCAATGACCTGAGACGCGAACATGCCCGCCTGATCGCCCAGCAGGTGGCCCCCGATGGCACGCCTTATCCCGCACGCAAGAACCGCAAAGAGCTGCGCAGCAAGTCCGGCCGCATCAAGCGACAGAAGGCGGCGATGTTCAACAAGCTCCGCCTGAATAAATACTTGCAAATCAAGGATGACGCCAGCCAGGCATCGCTCGGCTTCTTCGGTAAGGTGGCCCGCGTCGCGCGGGTGCATCACGAAGGCTTGCCGGATAAGGTCGCGCCACGCGGGCCGAGCTATAAATATCCAGAGCGCCGGCTGCTAGGCTTTACAGAAAAAGATATTGATGAGATTAGAGAAATACTGCTGGTGCATATGACGCTTAAATGACGAGGCTCCCGAACTGTCGAGCTTGAAAATATGCCATTGGCGTTTCATGATCTGCTAACTGAGCAGAAAGGGCGTGAAGCCGAAATGGATGAACTTGCAAAATTCAGAAAGCAGATGTCTGATCTGGGGCTGCTTCTTGATGAATCAAAATCTCTCTTCCAATTAGCCGAGAAAAGCAGCCTTCAGCTACCTGCTGAGCGACAAGAGTGCCGTGAGGTAATGGCGTCGCTTCGGCATTTAATTGGCCAAATGAAACCGATGTGTCTTCAACTTGAGATATTACTTGTCGAATACGGGAAAGAGGGAGCCGCTGCTAATGATAAATCGAGCGCATGAATAGCTCTATTCGCGCTATGCCACAAACATAGTGGAACAACTAGTTTCCTAGATCAAAAGAGCTTCTTACGGAATTAAAAGTCGATAAGGCGGATATCAACCCGTCGTAAAGTGCCTTCCCGCGCGCGATCCGGCAACATGGATTGCATGACGCCCGACCTCTCCGAACTCATCCGCACCATCCCGAACTTGATCCGCACCGGTAAGATTGCCGAGATCAAAGCGGACAAGGTGCGCGTGCGCTTATCGCCCTCTCTGCTGACCACCTGGCTGCAATGGGTCGCGCTGCGCGCCGGTGATGTCGTCGACTGGTGTCCGCCGTCCGTTGGCGAGCAGGTCATTGTGTTGTCCCCTAACGGCGACCTGACCCAAGGTAAAGTCCTGGCCGGCCTGTTCTCGGCCGATTCGCCGGCGCCGCAAACCTCCCTGACGATCCGTTCCATCCACTACCCTGACGGCGCGGTGGTGCTCTACGATTTCGGCCGGCACACGCTGTCCGCCATCCTGCCGGCGGGTAGCTCGGCCCTGGTGAAAGCGGATGCCGTCACGGCAGATGCCAAAGAGACCACCTGCACCGGCAATGTGACCATCAAGGGCAATCTCATCGTGGAGGGCTTCAGCGCCTTGAACAAGGGCGCTAAGGTGCTCGGCGGTGGTGATGGCGCTGCCATGGTCGTTGAGGGGGATGTGCAGGCCGCTGGTGACGTGACGGCGGGCGATATCAGCCTGCGCCGCCACAAGCACGGCGAGGTCAAGCGCGGTGACGAGAGTTCGGGGGCATCGCAGCCATGATCGGCATGAACGCATCCACTGGCCGCAGCATGCCCCTGCTGGAGCATATCCGGCAATCCGTGCGCGACATCCTCATGACGCCGCTGGGAACCCGCATCTATCGCCGCCACTACGGATCGGAAATCCCCGAGCTGATCGACCAGCCGCTGAATGGCGTGACCATCCTGCGCATCTATGCCGCCGTCGCGTATCGCCTGGCCCTGTGGGAGCCGCGCATCTCGTTGTCGTCGGTCACGCTCAACCGGGATGCTACCGGCGCGGTGTCTGTCGTTCTTCAGGGCGTCACGAACGGCGCGGCCGTGGAGTTCTCGGTGCAGGTCCGTGAAAGGGTAGCGCAATGAGTTCGCCTATCGACCTGACCTTATTGCCCGCGCCGCAGGTTCTGGAGGCGCTGGATTTCGAAACCATCCTGGCCACGCGTAAGGCGGCCGTGCTGGCGCTGTTGCCTGAAGACCAGCGAGACGCCGCCGCCAAGGTGCTGGCCCTGGAGTCGGAGCCGTCCACCAAGCTGCTGCAGGAGAACGCCTATCAAGAGCTGCTGCTGCGCAACCGCGTCAACGATGCCGCCAAGGCCATCATGCTGGCCTTCGCCAAGGATTCTGACCTTGACCAGATTGGGGCTAACAACAACGTCAAGCGCCTGGTGTTGGTCCCGGCCGATTCGGATGCGCAGCCGCCTGTGGCCGAAGTGCTGGAAGGCGACGATGCCTACCGCCTGCGCATCCAAGAAGCGCCTGACGCCTTGTCCACGGCGGGACCGCGTAACGCCTATGAGTTCCACGCGCGTAGTGCTGACGGCCGCGTGATGGACGCTCGGGCGGTCAGCCCGGCCCCCTGCGAGGTGGTCGTGGCGGTCCTGGCCAACACGGAAGATTGGCAAGCACCGGCGGACCTGCTGGCAACCGTCGACACTGCGCTGTCGGCAGAGGATGTCCGTCCGCTGGGCGACCTGGTCAAGGTGGTGCAAGGCGCCGTGACCGACTACGAGTTAGAGGCAGTGGTTTATGTGGAGAAAGGGCCAGAGGCAGCGATTGCGCTGAACGCAGCGCGCGCAAACGCAGCGGCGATTTCCAAGCCGCTGCGCCCACTCGGTTATAGCGTGTATCGCAATGCCTACGTGGCGGCGCTGAAGGTAGAGGGCGTGCGCAACGTCGTCATCAAGTTGCCGGAGGAAGATATTTTGTGTGGCCGGACACAGGCAGCACGCTGCACGGCGATCAGGATCAAGGCCGAGGTGCTGGAGGAAGTGGACGATGTATAACCCGGTCCCTACCTTGCCGCCCAACACCACGCCCCTAGAGCGTGCGCTGGCACGAGCCTGCGCGGAGTTGGCAGAAACGCCGGTTCCCCTTCGTGACTTGTGGAGCCCCGACCGCTGCCCGGTTGAGCTTCTGCCGTTCCTGGCCTGGTCGTTTTCCGTGGACCGCTGGGACGACGGTTGGTCCGAGAGCATCAAACGCGGCACCATCAAGGCCGCCCGGTATATCCATCAGCACAAGGGGACCATTGCGGCCGTGCGCGGCGTGGTCGAGTCCTTGGGCTACCTCATCAAAATCACCGAATGGTGGCAGACCGAACCGCGAGGCAAGCGCGGCACGTTCGCCCTGGAGGTAGGGGTACTGGATTCGGGCATCACCGATGCGATGTTTCTGGAAATGGAGCGGCTCATTGATGACGCCAAGCCCTTATCGCGCCACCTCATCGGATTGGCCCTGCACCTTGAGGTTCGAGGAACCACGGCTATTGCCGTCGGGGCCTACATGGGCGAAGAAATGACCGTGTACCCCTATTCGCCTGATCCGATTGAAGTGCAGTTGGCCCAGGGCTTCTATGCACGCCTGCACCTAATCGAATCGACAACGATCTTCCCGCTTATCGCCACCAACTGAGGAAAATGATGGCACAGAATTTCTATTGCACCCTGACCGAAATCGGGGAAGCCAAGGACGCAAAGGCCAAAGCCTTGGGCCTGCCTTTCCGCTTTGCGGAAATGGGCGTCGGAGATGGAAACGGCACTGTCCCCGTTCCAGACAAGAAGCGCACCAAGCTTGTGAATGAGGTGCGCCGGGCGCCGCTGAATCAGGTGTCACTTGATCCGAAGAACGGAAATCAGGTCATCGTTGAACAGGTCATCCCTGAGAACGTCGGCGGATGGTGGATTCGTGAGCAGGGCCTGTATGACGAAGATGGCGACCTCGTGGCCATTGGAAACTGCCCGCCGACCTACAAGCCGCAAATGTCGGAAGGGTCGGGGAAAACGCAGGTCATCCGTATGGTCATCGTGGTGACCAGCGCAGCGACCGTTGAGCTGAAGATTGACCCTAGCGTCGTTCTGGCCACCCGGAGCTATCTGGAAAGCTACGCGGCCCAGAAGGTACACGGCCACAATCCTGCGGACGTGATACCTGGCGGCCTGGTCGGCCAGATCTTGCGCAAGAAGAGCAACGGCAGCGGCGATGTGGAATGGGCAGACCTGACCGACGGCGTGAAAATCAACGTCAACACCGTTGAGGAGTCCATCACGCTGGCGGCCGGGCAGATCGTCGTCGATCTGGCGAAGGTCACCACCAATGGCGTAGTGGTCTATATCGGGGGCGCACGGCTGGACAAAGGCTTGGATTACGTTATCAACAGCCAGAGCCGCATCACGTTGGCGAAGCCCTATCCCAATGGCACCCGCATGGCCGTAGCGCAGAATGAGACCGCTGGAACCGTCGTCAATCCGTTGGATTCCAGCAAGAACCTGGCTGACGTTGCCGACGTGCCCACGGCTCGCAAGAACCTGAGTGCAGCGCCGGCGCTGACAGGCGTGCCGATGAAATGGCCAACCCTGGATTGCCCGGCCTGGGCATTGGTTCGTGATGGCAGCGCTTACCCACGGGCGAGCTATCCGGCGCTGTTCGACATCCTTGCGCCGCTCCGAGCTGGCGCCATCACGCAGAACGCCAACGGCGCAATTGTCAGCGGGCTCTCTCGCACCTCCGATCTGTGGGTCGGTATGCCTTATGAGCACGCCACGCTGCCGGCCGGCACCACCATCAAGAGCATCGACAGCACCAATCAGGTGACGTTGACCAACAACGCCACGGCCAGCACCGCCAATGCGCAAGGTCGGTTCTTCCTGCATGGCTACGGCAATGGCGGCGGCGCGGCCACGTTCGGCATCATGGATGACCGCGGCTTGTTCGATCGTTCGCTTGACCAGGGCTCCCGTGCGTACGAAAAGTCCGTCATCGATGCGGTTCTGGTTGCTGGAAGCGTGAACGTCACGGGCCTTCTGTCCACGCGCGGCCTGTTCGTCGGTCAACCAGTGGCCGGCACCGGCTTGCAGGCCAACACCACGATTGCGTCTATCTCTGCCGCCGGCATCACCTTGAGCCTTCCTGCTGCATCAGGTGGGGCCACCGCCCTGACCGTGACCGGCGGTCAGATCGGTTGTGAGCGGGAAGACAGCCTGAAAAGCCACTCTCACAATCTCCAGTCCAACACCAGCGTCGGCGGCGGCACGGGCTGGTACTTCCAAAACGGCTCGGGTGGCTTTGTGGGGCCATCAGCCGGCCAGGTCATCGCTGCCGGTGCAGCAGAAACGCGCCCGAGAAATCGTAACTATCTGCCCATTATCGCTTACTAGAAACCATGAAGATTTTTCATTACAGCCGGGCAACCGGTGAACTGATCGAGCCGGATGTCGCACGTGAAGACCCGTTGCTGCCTGGCCAGTATCGCCTGCCGGCCTTTGCCACTATCGACACCCCACCGCCCTTTGTCTCTCCGGGGCATGTGGCCGCCTACCTCTCCGACGACGGACAGGTTCCGCAAGACTACCGTGATGGTTCCTGGCGTGAGGTCGCGGACTATCGCGGCATCTACTGGCGCATCGACAGCGGCCAGCAGGAAGCCTTGGAACGCATCGGCGTAATGCCCCAGGAATGCGGCCTCACCGACCAGCCGCCGCCCGCGTTCGGCACATGGAATGGGCAGACCTGGGAGATTGACCAGGCAGCGGCGAAGGCAGCGCGTAATGCCGCCATTGCGTCGCAGATCGCTCTGATTGAACAGAACGAGCAACCGGCCGCCCAGCGTGCTTTCGTCCTGACCGGCGACCGCACAGCTATGCAGGCCATCCAAGCACAGATTGACGCCCTCGTGGCACAGATGACGGAGGATGTGTGAGCGCACTGGCAGATAGCATCATCACCGGGCCGATGTTTTTCCAAGCCATTCCGGCGGAGAAAGCGGCGGCTTTGATCTTCGTTCCCGGCCTGGGCTGGTTGGAGTGGGTGGAAGTGACCGGCGCCGGCGCATTCAAGGGCTATCGGACGCTGCGTTGCGGCGCCCTGGAGTTCGGCACCACCACCGTACCGCGTTCATACGAAGCGGACCTGGTCGGCGGGCTTGCATCAAAAACTGCGCAGGCATCGCTGTGGGCATGGGCGCAGCAGAACGGCCATGTCGTAGCGGCCGCCGCCTGGACAGCGAAGGAATTCAAGTTCGCGGATGTTGACGATACCTACTTCCGCTTGCCGGACCTGCGCAACATCGGCACCCGATTTACTGGCACGAACGCGGACACGTCCAGCGCACGTGCAATTGGCTCCTTCCAAGCCGATGCGCTCCAGCAAATCGCCGGTTTCGCTCTTCGTGAAAACCAGACGGTGGGCTTTATTACCACCGGCGCGGTTGAGGGGCAGGACTACGGTGGAGCGCTGTTCCCGCGAAAGGACAAGCCCACCACCGCAATCATTAATTCTGTTGGCGGTAACGGCTTCGCACTCGGCTTCGACGCCAGCCGTGTTGCCCGTACTGCTACTGAAACCCGCCACGCCAACACGGCATTTGCCCCACGTATCCACATCTGACCATGACCGCTATTACCTGCTATCAGACCGACGAAACCGGCGTCTTCCTCTACGCGGTGGCCGCCTACCCCTTCCCGATGGAAGAGCGCCTCAACGTGCCATTCATGGCCGTGCAACAGCGTCCCCCTGAAACTCCGGACGGCCATCGTGCCCGCTGGGTCTCCCCGTTCACGGCGATGGACCCGGAATACGACACCACCGGCGAATGGATCATCGAGGAGATTCCATTGCCAGCGCCGCCGACGGCCTCGACCGAGCTGGAAGCGCCGGACGAGGCCGGCGAGCTGCAAGACCAAGAACCGGCGCAAGCCTAACCCAACAGGAGCTATCACCATGGCAACCGACTACCACCACGGCGTACGCGTCATCGAAATCAACGAAGGCACGCGCCCCATTCGCACCATTTCCACCGCCGTCATCGGCGTCATCGTGACCGCCGATGATGCCGATGCAGAGGCATTCCCGCTGGATACGGCGGTACTCATCACCAACGTGGTTTCCGCGCAGGCTAAGGCCGGCAAAACCGGCACCATGCGCCGCGTGCTGGAGGCCATCGCCGCCCAGGCCAAGCCGCTGGTGGTGCTGGTGCGTGTGGCCGAAGCCGAAAGCGAAGCTGAGCAGACCAGCCTTGTCATTGGCGGCGTCTCGGCGGAAGGCCGCTACACGGGCGCCAAGGCGCTGCTGGCCGCCCAGGCAAAGCTGGGGATCAAGCCGCGTATCATCGGCGCGCCGTTCTTGGACACCAAGGCCGTGACCAATGCGCTGGCATCCATCGCCCAGACGTTGCGGGCGTTCGTCTACGCCTACTGCTGGAACTGCGCCACGGCAGCGGCCGCCACCGCCTACCGTGCCGAATTCGGGCAGCGCGAGGTGATGCTGCTCTGGCCCGAATTCGTCTCGTGGGATACCGCAACCAGCAAGGACGCCAATATCTCGGCCGTCGCTTTCGCGCTGGGCCTGCGCGCCAAGATCGACGAACAAACCGGCTGGCACAAGACGTTGTCCAATGTGGTCGTGAACGGCCCGACTGGCATCAGCCGTGATGTGTTCTGGGATCTGCAAGACCCGGCCACTGACGCCGGCGTGCTCAACGCCAAGGAAGTGACCACCTTGATCAACATGAGCGGTTATCGCTTCTGGGGTTCGCGCACCTGCGAAGTCCAGGGCGGCTACTTCCCCTTCGAGAACTACACCCGCACAGCGCAGGTGCTGGCCGACACCATCGCGGAAGCGCATCTGGTCTATGTGGACCTGCCCATGACGCCGTCCCTGGTCAAGGACCTGGTGGCCAGCATCAACGCCAAGTTCCGCTCGCTGAAGGCCAGCGGCTACATCATCGACGGCGAAGCCTGGTTTGATGACAAGTACAACGACAAGGACACCTTGAAGGCCGGCAAGCTCACCATCGACTACAGCTACACCCCTGTGCCGCCGGTGGAAAACCTGCTGTTCCAGCAGCGTATTACCGATCAATACCTGGCCGACTTCGCCGCCCGCGTCGCGGCGTAAGCGCTGGCCGCCAGGGAACGGCTGCTAACTCATCCATCGAGAAAGGAATAAAACATGGGCATGCCCCACAAACTGAAGGACTTCAATCTCTTCGAAAACGGTATCAACTTTACCGGCAAGGCCACCGAAGTGACCCTGCCCAAGCTGTCGCGCAAGATGGAGGAATACCGCGCGGGCGGCATGTCCGGCCCGGTCTCCGTTGACCTGGGCCAGGAAGCAATACAGCTGGAGTGGACCGCCGGCGGCCTGGTCAAGGAATCGCTGAAACAGTATGCCGCCAAGTCCCACGGCGCCGTGCAACTGCGCTTCGCAGGCGCATACCAGAACGATGACGACGGTTCGGTGCAGGCGGTCGAAATCACTGTGCGCGGCCGCTACAAGGAAGTCGACATGGGTAACGCCAAGGTGGGCGACGACACCGCCCACAAGTTCGCCATGCCACTGAGCGCCTACAAGCTCACCATCGACAACGAAGTGATTTTCGATTTCGATTTCATGAACGGAATCGAGATTGTCGGCGGCGAAGATCGGCGCGCCGATATCCGCAAGGCCATCGGCCTGTAAGAACCTGGCGGCCGGCCGCCGCCGGCTGCTCTCATTTCCCCATCTGACAAGGAATCCGCATGACCACCAATACCACCGCCGCCAAGATCGAATCCGTTGTTGTCGAGCTGGATGAACCGCTGACGCGCGGCAACACCCAAATCACCGAACTGACCCTGCGCCGTCCCAAGTCGGGCGCACTGCGCGGCGTGAGCCTGATGGACCTGATGAATATGAACGTGAGCGCGCTGCAGGTGGTGCTGCCGCGCATCAGCGAGCCGACCTTGACACAGTTCGATGTGGCCAACATGGACCCGGCCGACCTGATCAAGTGCGGCATGGAAGTGTCCGTTTTTTTGGCACCGAAGGCGGACCGCGCCTTGGTCTCCCAATCGAAGTAGAAGACGCCATGGCAGACATCGCGACGGTCTTCCACTGGCCGCCCGCCGCGATGGATGACTTGGAATTGGCAGACCTCATGAAGTGGCGCGAACGCGCCCGAGTAAGAAGCGGGGCGGAATAAATGGCAAATGAACTCAAGATGCAGGTGGTTTTCTCCATGATGGAGAAGATCACCGCCCCGCTGAAGAAGATCGCCGGCGGCGCCAGGGACACAGGCAAGGCGCTGAAGGACACCAGCGACCGCCTGCGCGAGCTGAACAAGCAGCAGTCAGACCTCAACGGGCTGCGCGACCTGCACCAGGGCATGCGCAAGACCAGTGCCGAGCTGGCCACCGCGCAGCAACGCGTCGCCGAGCTGGCCGCCCGGATGAAGGCGGCCGAAAATCCGACCCGCGCCATGACGCGGGAATTCAACGCGGCGGTGCGCAGCGTGAAATCTCTCCAAGATGCCAGCGAAAAGCAGGGTGCGCAGTATCGCGCCCTGCGCGAGCGCCTGGCCGATGCTGGCATTGGCTCCCGCCAGCTCGCCAATGCACAAACCTGGCTCAAGAACAGCATTGCTGCCACGAATGCCGAGTTGGCCGACCAACAAAAGAAGCTTGCGGCCAGCAATCGGCAGCAGCAGGTCATGGCCAATGCGCGCCAGCGCGCCGACAAACTGCGCAGCACTGCGGGCGGCCTGGCCGCTGCGGGTGTCGGCGCAACGGCTGCAGGCGCGGCCATGGGGGCGCCCGCACTGGCGGGGCTGAGAGAGGCGAAGCATTACGAGACCGAGAACGGACGCGTGCGCGCGCTCGGCCTGGGGCCAGCGGCCACGGCCGAGGCGATCAAGTTCGCCCGCGAGATGAAAACCTACGGCACCAGCCAGCTGGACAATCTGCAACTGCTGCGCGACGGCATCACGGCCTTCGGCGATACGCACCATGCTGAAATGGTGGCGCCCATGATGGCCAAGATGAAATTCGGCAACCATGCTTTCTACGGCGAGGCCGAGGGCGCAGAGAACGAGCGCAAGTTCATGGACATGCTCAAGGTCATCGAGATGCGCAACGGGACCAAGGACATTGGCACGTTCTCCAAGCAGGCCAACATGGTGCAGCAGGTCTTGACCGCCACCGGCGGCCGGGTCGGGCCGGGCGAGTGGCTGAACCTGATCAAGACGGGCGGCATTGCCGCCAAGGGCATCAAGGATGAGGCCTTTTACTATCAGATGGAATCGCTCGTGCAGGAAATGGGCGGCAACCGGGTGGGGACGTCGATGATGAGCGCCTACCAGAACCTCTATCAGGGCCGCACCACCAAGCGTTCTATTGGCATGCTGGCAGACCTGGGATTAATTGGCGACACCTCCAAGGTGAAGCACGACAAGGCCGGCCAGGTGTCGTTCCTGAATCCGGGCGCCATCAAGGGGGCTGACCTGTTCCGCGAAAACCAGTTCGAATGGATGGAAAAGGTGCTGCTGCCGCAGCTGGCCAGCAAGGGCATCACCGACGAGAAAGGCATCCTTGATGCCATCGGCGGTATTTTCTCGAACCGTACGGCGGCGCAGTTGTTCTCCACGATGTACCAGCAGCGTGCGCAGATCCACAAGAATGAAAAGCTCAATCGGGGCGCGGCCAACATCGATGAACTGGACAAGCTCGGGCGCGACACGGCCAGCGGCAAGGAACTCGAAACCCTGTCCAAGGTAGCCGATCTGAAGTTGGAGCTGGGCAGCAAAATCCTGCCGCTGTATGCCGCTGGCCTGGAGATGGCTACGAACGCCGTCCAGGCGCTGACTGGCTTCATGGAGCGCAATCCGGCCACGGCCAAGGCGATGATTGTCGGCTTCAGCGCCATCGCCGGCATCATGGTAGTGATGGGGCCGCTGATGCTGGCCCTGGCCTCCGTCATCGGTCCTTATGCGATGTTGCACGTCCTGTTCGCGAAGATCGGCCTGCAGGGCAATCTGCTCATGCCCATCCTGCGCGGCATTGGGACGGTCTTCATGTGGCTCGGCCGCGTGTTCCTGATGAACCCTATTGGCCTGGCGGTCACCGCCATTGCCGGCGCAGCCTATCTGCTGTACCGGAATTGGGAACCCATTGCCGGCTTCTTCGGCAATCTCTGGCAGCAGGTCCGTGCCGCCTTTGCCGGCGGCCTGGGCGGTGTTGCTGCGCTGATTCTCAATTGGTCGCCGCTGGGGATCTTCTACCAGGCCTTTGCGGGCGTCCTGAGCTGGTTCGGAATTGAGCTGCCTGCGAAGTTCTCGGACTTCGGCGCCATGATCCTACAGGGCTTGGCCAGCGGCATTACCAGGGCGCTGGGTGCGGTCAAGGATGCGGTGCTCGGCGCGGGGTCCAGCGTCATCGGATGGTTTAAGGAAAAGCTCGACATCCATAGCCCGAGCCGCGTATTTGCGGAGCTGGGCGACTACACCATGCAGGGGCTGGCAGTTGGCCTGAATCGTGGTCAAGACGGGCCGCTGTCGGCCGTCAGCGGCCTGGCCGGCAAGCTAGCCAGCGCCGGGGCGGCCGTGGCTATCGGCGCAGGCAGCATGCCGGCCATGGCGTTCGACAGCCGCCCGCCGATCAGCGCGGCGAGCATGCAACCGGTCGTCCACCAGGGTGACACGGTGCAAATCATTATCCAGCCGTCCCCTGGGATGGATGAGCAAGCGATTGCGCGCGCGGTGGCTGCCGAGCTGGACCGGCGCGACCGGATGAAGGCTTCGCGTCAACGTTCAAACCTGGCGGATTGGGATTAATAGGAGTCGCATCATGATGATGGTCTTGGGAATGTTCGTCTTCAGCCTGCCCACGCTGGCCTATCAAGAGCTGCAGCGGCAAACGCAATGGAAGTTCGCGAGCAACTCGCGTGTCGGCCGACGCGATGCCCTGCAGTACACCGGCAAGGGGGATGACATCATTACTCTATCGGGCTGGATCGCGCCGGAGTTGACTGGTAGCGCATTCTCGCTAGACGCATTACGTCTGATGGCCGATACAGGCAAGAGCTGGTTCCTGATTCAGGGAACCGGGCGCATCTACGGTTCCTACGTCATTGATAGCATGGAGGAGGGACGCACCGTGCTGAATGGCGATGGTGACGCGAAGCGCATCGATTTCACCATCAAGCTCAAACGCACGGACGATAGCGTGCTGTCGTCGCTCGGCCTGGGCGACATTTCCGACCTGCGCAACATGGTCGACATCGACGGGCTCACGAACAGCATTGCCGATAAGGCGCGTGACGTGGTGGGCAGCGCTATCAACGGCGTCAAGGGCGCACTCGGTGGGAGTAGCTGATGACCACCACCGCGCCCGCGTTTCGCATCATCATCGACGAAAAGGACATCAGTCGGCCGGTTTCGGATCGGCTCATCAGCATCACCCTGCGCGAGTGCAGAGGTGATGAAGCTGACCAGCTCGATATCGAGTTGGACGATGGCGACGGCAAGCTGAAGATTCCGCCCATGGGGGCCAAGCTGTCTTTCGCCCTGGGCTGGCAGGGCTCGCCGCTGGTGGACAAAGGCGCGTTCGTGGTCTCCGAGGTGGAGCATAGTGGTTCGCCGGATCGCATCACCATTCGGGCCAGGTCGGCCAGCATGATCGATGCATTTCGGCAGCAACGCGACCGCAGCTTTCATGAAACCACGCTCGGCGCCATAGTCGATGCCGTGGCCGCCGGCAATGGCCTGGCGTCTGGTATCTCGGCCAGCCTGCGAGCGATCGCCATCAAGCACCTGGACCAGACGCACGAAAGCGACTCGGCGCTACTGCGTCGCCTGGGGAAGAAATACGATGCGGTGGCCACGGTCAAGAATGACACCTTGCTTTTCATGCCGATCAACGAGAGCCGCACAGCCAGCGGCAAGCCGCTGCCAGTGGTCAAGGTGGTGCGGGCGCTGGGCGACCAGCATCGCTATCACAGCTCGGAATCTGACGCGTATAGCGGCGTTCGTGCGTTCTGGATGGATGAGAAGTATGGGCGCCGTCGTAGCGTCGTTGCCGGCCAGGCCGGCAACAGCAAGCGCTTGCGTACTACGTTTGCGAACGAGGCCGATGCGCGCACAGCAGCCGTGGCCGAATGGCAGAGAATTGAGCGCGGCTTGGCCACGTTCGAAATGCAGCTTGCGCTTGGGGATGCGCGCATCATGCCGCAATCACCTGTAGTGGTATCCGGGTTCAAGGCAGATATCGACGCGACAGAATGGCTATCGAAGACCGTCACACATTCCATCACCGGCAGCGGCTTTACCACGCGCATCGAGTTCGAAACAAAATCAGAGGTAGCCGATACCGAGCGCGAGCTGGATCACGATCCGGAGGAAGGCATCACCGGAGTGAAAGCGGATTGGCACGACAAAGCAAAGAAGAAAAACAACAAGGGCACCGAGCTGGCAGGCAAGGCCGATAATGCCAAGACACTGAAACGGACCTATGCCTCCAAGCAAAGTGCTAGCCGTGCTGCTGCCTTGGAGTGGACCAAGATCAAAGAGGTCCGCGAGATCATCGCGGAGAACAACGCGGAATGACTATCGCGGCTTCGACCAGAATGATTTACCGGCCGTCGCATCGTAGATGCATTCCTTGATCAGATCGCCGTCCACTCTGATGGTGCCGCCGGTCGAGTATCCCTTGCCTTCAGAAAAACACGTGGTGTTGTCTGCAACCTGTTCTGGTGCTGCCGGCGCGGGCATTTTGTAGAGTAGCCATCCGCACGTCATAGCCAGAACCAAAACTAGCAACCAATGGATGAGCACCTGTTTCTGCGCTCGGGCGATCGCTACATCCTTTTCGCTGCAGACCGCACATTCATGCGCCTTATGCTGTTCGGACGTGGGCGGCAGCAGACGCGCTTGGTCTATGGCTCTATCAGTTTTCGCGGTGCCCGCATCAATCCAACCTTCGAGTGTCTCCTTGACCTTCGTGTAATGCTCGATGGGTAATTCCCGGAAATATTGGATGCCGTAATCTGCGATGAAAATTTTATAAATTTCGATCTCTTTATCGCCGCAAATTGCTGCCCACTCTTTCACCAGAACATTGATCCTCTTGCGCTGGTAATCAGTGATCCGCTGGACTTCTTTTTTACCCTCATTCAAATGCAGATTGACGACGTTGCTGAGCCTCGCAACTTGATGCACATCGCCTATCACCGCGTTTTCGACATCCCCATGGAAATCCACTTTGTCAGACATGTAAAACCTGTTTTTCTAATTCATTAATACAACTGCTTTTGTGACTAAGGTTTGCCCCGCCCCTACGCATTCCGCCATGCTGCGCCTATTTTTTTTTGCGCCCCACATAGACTGGAGCATTGATGTCGCCAATCACCTGATGCCCCACTCTGCCGTGGAAATTAATTTCTTGATTTCGTTGGACAGGCTTAGGGGCCTCTGCCTCATTCATTCCATCGGCTAAGCCCAACAGTCTTGCCTTCCCACGAACATCCAGTTTCCGATACGAAATAACCAACTCATTTTCTTCCGGAGAAAGAGTTGTAGACGAAGCGATACCGGTCAACACGAATTGAACATCTACCCCCTGGCCTGCCAATTGGGCTAGAAATTCTGCGTTGGGCACAAGCCTGCCCTGCTCCCAATCGATTTGTGAGCGTTTCGATGCCCCGCCTAACGCGGCAAATTCAGCCTGATTAAGGCCTAATCGCTCGCGCTCAGCTTTCAAGCGGCTCCCGATTAATTGACGCAATTTTTCACCTTTTGTATTTACAAGTGCGAGATTTCGCACTATATTTGCGTCATTGCTAAGTGACGTATACAAATTTTACTCTATGTCTACATCCGCCATTTCATTGCCACCAAGACATGAAACTGACATTCCCGCTATCAGGGATGTCACATCGGTGGTTATGACCACCCGTCTGGATTCTCGCGAGGCGGAAAAAGTCTCGGCCTATGCGGTTCAAGACCATCGAACTCGCTCGTCCTTTCTCCGCCTCATGGTCCTGAAAGGTATTCAGGCTTACGAAAAAGAACACCAATCCGCAACCGCCTGACCAGGGGGAATCTATGTACGACGATCCGCGCCACATCCGCGATCACCGAATCGTGATCCGCTGCAACGCCGACAACTACGCTTTCATGAAGTCGCTCGCCCAACTGCAGGGTGAAAACTTGGCGACCTTGGCCCACGACATGATGCTGCATATGGCCGTTGAGTTCGTTGTTGCTCGTGATGTGCCCATAGTAATCAATCAAAACATGCAAACCAAGGCGCTCAAGAGCCACTTTTCAGTGCCTCAAAATGCCTGATATCGAACTGACGCTGATAAGCCCTGCACTCGTTGAAGCATTGGAAATACTGATGGCGTGCGAGGGATTCGAGACAATCGAAGACGCCGCCGAGTTCGTTTTTTCCGCAGCGGTTCGTGAAGGTGCAAAGCGTGTTACCGGCAAGGCAAGAGTGCTCTATGCCGTTGAGGGGAAGAAGCCATGCGCGTAATCAGCATTCCATGCCCACACTGCCAAAATCGTGTGAGAGCGGCCAAAAGCCGCACCATGTCGTCGATGATGAAAGAAATCACGTACCAGTGCCAGAACGTCGAATGCGGCCATACCTTCGTGGCCACGCTTGAGGTCTCGCGCACGGTGTCGATGTCGGCCATGCCGAATCCGGAAGTGCGCATTCCGATTTCCTCGCGTGCATTTCTGGCTGCGAAAAACCAGATGACGCTTGACCTCGCGACCGTTTAACCGGCCGCCTAATTCCCGATTAATCAAAGCCTGCCGTGCGCCATTTGGCGCACGCGGGATTCGCTCACCCTAAAAAATCATGACCACTGCGAATATCAACTTCTCGGTCACCGTCCGGCAACACTTTGCTGAAGACATGGTCCGCTACCGTTGCGCCCAGCGGCTGCTAGTTCGTCGCTCTCTCGGTGGCATCGAGTGGGATGTGATTTGGGAAGGAAAGCAGGCCATCGGCAAGAGCCTTGCTTTGCGTCTGAACATGCTCGGCGGCCTGCTGGGGGAGTGGTGATGCGCGCAGTGCTTTCCTATTGCCTCGCTGGCTTGATGTTACTCGCCCCGGCACTTTTGTCCGCTCTTGGCCTGGTGAAAGGCTGATCATGCGCTGCGCACGTATCAAGGATCATGCATCGTTCCGCCCAGTGACAGAGCTGTTGCGCGAGCGCGCTGCACAAGCCCCTACGCCGCCAGGTGATGAAGCGGCGAACGCTGAGCTGCAGAAGGCGCTGGCCATGTTGAGCAAGCGTCAGCGGCCCACCCACCAAACTGCGGTGGCCTACTCCTGGGCGGCTACTGCCAAGCCCGTGCGTCGGCACATCCTGGCCCTGGCCGGACTGTCGCCTGACCGCTGGGAATCTCCAATTCACTCTTTCACGGAAGCCGAACGTTTGGCCATGCGTCATGCGGTGCTACGTGCAATTACCACCTACGAGCGAGCCTTGAATGCAGTCTAGAAAAGTCGATGCGAAGACGCGCCGGCAGCATAAGGCTTTCACCGAGTCGCCGCAATTCGCACAAGAGCTGAAGCGCATCCCGTTGAAATGGCGGGGCCGCGTGGTCAGCGAGGCATTAGAGCTGATGTCCGTATGGCATTGGCGCCGTATCTTTGAGCCGGTAGCCGTGGACTTTGTGCGCGAGTTTGCCGACAAGTACGTTCCGGCTGGCATTGACCTTTCGCAAGACGATGCGGATATCTGCGCAACTGCAGAACGAGCCGCCGACAACGTCAAGAAGATGCTGTGGAAAGCGATTTCGGATACGCACGCACGCGACATCATCGAGCAAGAATGCAGCGATTACGGCATCGACGTTCCGGAAGTGGATGACGATGACCTGCGCGCCATCATTGCGCGGGTGGTTGATCCGCGCTGGTGGCGCAGGCAACTGCGCAAGGTAGTCGGCCGCGCATTCGAGGGTGGCAATATCCGCCTGGGCTATGTCCATTACCACGGCGAGCCCTATGCCAGCAACGATGCGGTGCTGGCGCGCATGGCGCAGAACAAGCGCAATGCCGCTGCGCTGGAAGCCACCATGGTGCGCAACGAGGCTGGCCAGGAATTCAGCATCGCCGAGCTGGCCGAGAAGACCACCGCCAATAAGGCCATTCGCCGCGGCGAACTGATGCTGCGCATCAACGGCTTCGAGATGATTGCAAGAGACTGCGGTGATACCGGGCTGTTTCTCACCTGGTCGTGCCCTTCGCGCTTCCATCGCACACTTCATAGCGGGAAACCGAATCCGAAATACGACGGGTCAGACCCGCGCACGGCAAACAAGTACCTGGGCAAGGTCACAGCACTGGCACGCTCGGCGTTGGCCAGGCGCGGTATTGGCCTCTACGGGTTCCGGATTGCCGAGCCACATCACGATGGATGCCCCCACTGGCACATGCTTGTGTTTGTCCGCGCCCTACCGGGATACACCACGCCGCACGTCAAGGACGTGGCAAGCCGCGCCATCCGTGTCATGAAGCGCTACGCCTGGCGCATGGACCGGGGCGAGCCCGGCGCCTTCAAGCGTCGCCTGGATGTAAAACGCATCGATTGGGCCAAAGGCAGCGCCGCCGGCTATATCGCAAAGTATGTGGCCAAGAACATTGACGGGGTTGCCGACCACAAGACCAAGGAAGGTTACGTGGTCACAACGGACACGGCGGGCGACTATGAGCTGACGCCGTCTGCCCGTGTCGAGGCCTGGGCCGCTCGCTGGGGAATTCGACAATTCCAGCAATGGGGCGGTGCTCCCGTCAGCATCTGGCGCGAGCTGCGCCGCGTGCCGGCGGACATGGTGCAAGAAGCGCCGCCAGCTATGGCCGCCGCCTGGGACGCGGTGCAGAAGGTCGAAGGCGAGAAGCGTGCGTGCTGGGCGAGCTATCTCCGTGCGCAAGGCGGCGCTCTGGTGAAACGCGACGACCTGATGGTCACGCTGGCCAAGGAAACCAAGACGGTCGCCGGTCGCTATGAAGAGCGTGAACGGGTCATGCCTTATGGCGTGCAATGCCGCCAGATGGCAGGGGTGGTTTTCAAGTCACTCCGCCACACATGGACTCCTATTCAAGGCACAGAAGCCCGCGCATCGGCGGGGTTGGGGTTCCCTTGGACTCGTGTAAATAACTGTACGCAGCCCGCCGCGCCTGCCTTTGCGGCCGATGTGTCGTTCGAGCCGAAGACCGCCCCGGTGCCGGTCATGTTCAAGCCCGACCAGGCCGCGCAGATCGATCATGCCTGGCTCGCCCTGGGCGCATGCCCCTGGCCAAGGCCGGTAGTTGACGACAGGCCGGCGTGGCCAGCGCCTGACATGACGGCCGACGAACAGCGCCGCGCGCTCGCTGCCTGGGACGCCATCAAGGCTTGTCCATGGCCGCGCATGGCGCCCGTGCCGGATAAGTCCCCGCGCCATGGAACGCCGCGCCAGGTCGCGGACTGGCGAGGCGGCCGGCTCGATGTGACCGAACTTCCGATTGATCCCAACCCAACGAAAGGGAACGCCCCATGACCGCGTTTCGTGTCGTCGTGCGCACTGCCAGCGCACGCCATTCCTACACCGCCATCGCAGCCCATAGCTGCGACGTGATCGCCGCTGCCGTCGATCGTTTTGGCGTGTGTTCTGTTACGGCCACTCTGGAGAAGAAGCAATGAAAGCAACCACTAACCCTGCTGTGTCCTATAGCGCTGAACGCTACGCCGCCAAGTATTTTGCTAAGCAGCCGAAACAGCGTGATTTCGTCATGGAGCCGCCGCGCCCGCTGGACCGCATAACGTTTAACACGCCCGACGATGGCATGCTGACTGGCTATGTGTCGGTCATCCGTCAGCACCTGGGCAACGGTGAGCGATTCGCCTGGGTGGAGCTGGATAACGAGCCAGCCGGAATGTTTCGCGGCGTGCCGCTGGCAGACATCCTCACTTGCGACGATGCCGGAGACCAGCGCCGCAATACTCCGAACCGCGAAGCTAGACGTCTGTGCCTGAGCGACTACAGTGCGAACCTTATTGACAGGGGGAGAATGGATGCTCGCAATTAAAAACCCGACCGCCTGGGGCCAGCTTCTAAGAATGCTGGCCGAGCAGGTGGCAAACGAAGTTCTGCAGCAGACGCCGGAATTATCCGGCGATGATGAAACCGAAAAAGCACTCTATATTCAGCAACATGAAAGCAGCGATCTACGCACGCTATAGCACCGACAAGCAACGCGAAGCCTCCATCGAGGATCAATTCACCATCTGCACCCGGCGTGCCGAGCGTGAAGAGCTTGAAGTGGCCCAGCGCTACAGTGACGACGGGGTATCCGGCTCCACGCCCGTAACCCGGCGTGCTGGCGGCGCGCGGCTGCTCATGGATGCGTTCCACGGTCGTTTCGACGTGTTGATCGTGGAAGGCCTGGACCGTCTGTCGCGTGACCAGGTGGAGCAAGAGCAACTGGTGCGCCGCCTGGAGCACCGCGGCATCGTCATCATCGGCGTGGCCGACAGCTACGACAGCCGCATGGGTGGTCGCAAGATCATGCGGGGCGTGCGCGGGCTGATCAATGAGATGTTCCTCGATGATCTGCGGCACAAGACGCATCGTGGCCAGGCCGGCCAGGTCGAACGCGGCTATGCCGCTGGCGGCAAGTCCTACGGCTATGACATCGTGCGCGACCACCTCGGCAGCAAGTACCTGGTCAACGATATTCAGGCCGGCTGGGTACGCTGGATCTTCGCGCGCTACGCCGAAGGCTGGAGCGTGCAGCGCATCGCCCATGAGCTCAACGCCCGTAAAGTCCCCTCCCCGCGCGCCAGCACCTGGGTGGTATCAGCCATCTACGGCTCGCCCAACAAGGGCAGCGGCATCCTCAACAACTGCTTGTATCAGGGCCTCTATATATGGAACCGCTCGCAGTGGGTGAAGGATCCGGACACCGGAAAGCGGCAGCGGGTAGACCGGCCGCGCGAGGAGTGGAGGGAAATCGACGTACCCGAGCTGCGCATCGTTGATGATGAGCTGTGGCAGACCGTCCGCAAGCGGCTCGATGGCCGGCTGCCTGGCCGCAAACAGGGCGCGCCGGTACGGACCTTGTTTGGCGGCCTGATGGCCTGCCCGTATTGTGGCGGGGCCATCGTGGCGATCAATTCCCGGCTGTACGGCTGCGCCAACAGAAAGGATCGCGGGCCAACGGTCTGCAAGGGGATCCACTTCAAACGGGAGACCGCGGACAAGAACCTGCTGGAGACCTTGCGCGATGAGCTGCTGTCGCCTGCCGCGCAGGAACAGTTGCGGCGCCAGGTGCAGGCCATCATCGCCGAGCGTCAGCGCAGCAGTGCGGCCGACGGCGCAGCGGCGGCAGGCCGGCGCAAGGAGCTGGACGGGGAAATTCAGCGGCTGGTAGATGCGATCGCCAGTATCGGAGCCTCTCAGGCGCTTGCGGATCGGCTGCGAGCGGCCGAGGCCGAGCGCGGCCAACTGGCGGCGAGCAAGCCAAGGGCCGGCAGTGACGGGCCGTCTGCAGGAGAAATCGGGGAAAGGATCAAGAAGACTATGGCCAACCTGGAAAGCGCCCTGGCCGCTGACGTGCAGCAGGCGCGCATTTTGGTAGCAGAGCTCTATGGGAAAATCGATGTCGTCGCCGAAGGCGAGAATATTTACGCTGAATACAACAATGCCGCTGAGAAACTATTACTAGCTTCTAGCGGCATGTCTCTAAAACTGGTTGCGGGGGCAGGATTTGAACCTACGACCTTCGGGTTATGA